AAGATTCTTACAAGCAGGCTCTACGGACTTGCCACGATAAATATTGTATAGGAAATAACAAATGACTGACACATTCAATGATTACAACGGAGTTTTGCTACAGGGGCACATTAAAATACATGACCCCGAATCAGGTGAAACTATAGTAGATAAAAGAAATGCTATCCACTACGAAAATATCTCTATATCTCTAGCAGAAAGTATTGCTAACCAAGGTACAGGTTTTATTTCAGAAATGAGTTTTGGCAACGGTGGTACTTCGATTGATCCTACCGGAATAATAACATACCTAACTCCTAATTCTACAGGCACAAATGCTAGTTTGTATAACCAAACTTACTCAAAAGTAGTAGACGATAGATCTGTTAATAATCTAGATCCTGTTAGGAATAAAATAGAAACAAGACACGTTAGCGGTACAAACTACACTGACGTTGTAGTAACCTGTTTGTTGGACTACGGAGAACCTCAAGGACAAGATGCATTTGATACAGCAACAGATCAAACCAGCGCATTTATATTTGATGAACTGGGACTGCGTGCTTTTTCGTCGTCTGGAGAAGGAAGATTGCTGACTCATGTTATATTTCACCCTGTTCAGAAGAGTCTTAACAGATTAATACAGATAGACTATACAGTAAGAGTCCAATCTCTCAGCGGATTTAACGAGGTGTAATGAATGGCATATTCAATACCTTACACAGACGAAGCAAACAACGGCACAATTACTGTTGTTGATAGCACACTTAATGAACAGACCAGTTTAAAATTTCCTGGAAGGAATTTTTCAGGATACGGGCTAGTAATTGCTGAAAACTTTCTACATTTACTCGAAAGTTTTGCAAGTTCAACAGAACCGCCTAGACCAACAGAAGGACAGTTGTGGTATGACACTACACCGGGGGCAGAACAATTAAAAGTCTATGACGGCACGAATTGGATACCATCAGGAGGATTAAACAAAGCTCCTAACGAACCAGATGTTGCTCAATCTCAAACTGGAGATTTATGGGTAGATACAGATAATCAACAGTTGTACCTTAACTCAGGAGCTGGTTGGGTACTTGTCGGACCTAACTTTTCTGACGGACTTGCCACAGGCTCATCGCCTACAACTGTTATTGGTACAGATAACCAAGAATATACAATTGTATTAGTAGAAGTAAGAGCACAACCGATTGCTGTTATATCATCCGACAGTTTTACTCCTAAGACAGTTATTCCAGGATTTACAACAATAGAGCCTGGCATAAACCTATCAAATCGAAATATAACCGGAGACGGCGCCCCTCGATTTGTTGGAACCTCTCAAAAAGCAGAATCCCTCATTGTAGGCAATGACACAGTAGAAGCTAGTAATTTTCTAAGAAGCGATACAACAAGTACTTCACTATTTCCAATAAACATACAAAATAACACCGGTGTTGTTATAGGCACCGATGCTGCATTAAACATTGGTGTAGAAGGACAAGCGGGAATTATTCAACATCAAATCGAAGGTTCTAATATTGACGTTAGGGTAAGATCAGGTGGAACATCAAGAACAGTGTTAAGAGTAGACAGTTCACAAAGACTAGGAATAAACAATGAGGCTCCAGACGAGGCGTTAGATGTAATAGGTAATATTCAAACAAATAGTTCTGCTTTTATAAACGGCACTGACCAAAGTACTTCTATTAGCACAGGTGCTATTACCACAAAAGGCGGCGTAGGTATTGCAAAGAATCTCAATGTAGGAGGAGATTCAACTTTTGCTAATACAGCAACTTTTGCTAATGTTATTCCAGATGGTAATAATACTAGAAATCTTGGATCACCAGAATCGAAATGGCAAACAGCATATGCCACAACATTTGTAGGCAATGTGACTGGTAATGTTAATGGCACAGTGTCTGGCATTGCTGGTTCTGCAAACAGAATTACCACTGCTACTACTTTTAGAATTTCTGGCGATATATCGGCTCCTGATGTAGTATTCGACGGGCAAACCGGCGGATCCTTAAAGATATTTAATTCTAGTATTAGCAATTCTATTATTTCTAACAAAGACGAAGTATTCGCCTCAAATGTAGATGATGAAATACTAATAAACCGGCAAAGCGGCACAACAGGTCTATTTAAAATAACCAGACGAGCATTATTAGATGCTGTGCCTGTTAATCCGCCGGGCATAATAATGCCCTATGCAGGCGAATTCATTCCAGGAGGTTGGTTACTTTGTGACGGTTCTGAATATAGAATTTCTGAATTTAGTAATTTATTTCAGGCCATTCAGTATCAATTTGGAGCACGCCCTACAGTAACTCAAGGATTTTTTAAAGTACCTGATCTGCGAGGAAGAATGCCATTAGGTGCAGACAACATGGGAGGAACTAGTGCAAATGTAGTTACAGGTCAATATGCAGAAGGTATTGGTCAAATTGGCGGGTCTGAAACACAGGCAATTAATGTAGAAAATCTTCCAGAACACGAGCACGATTTGAGAGGTAGTGTAAATCAATATTATGTTATTAGAGATGTAGCAGGAGACCCCGAGGACGATGGTGGTTTACAGTATGACGCTCCGACAGGAACAGGAAACGGCCAAGCATTACCGAAAAGTGGCGGAATTTTAAAAGAAAATATCAACGACCCGCTCGGAGTACCTGTAAATACAATGAATCCTACCCTAACATTAAATTATATAATATATACCGGTAATTAAACTAAAATGAGTTATAGATTAAACAAAACAGACGGCGAGCTAATAGTTGAACTTGCAGACGGCCAAATAGATAATACTAGCACTGATATTACTCTAGTCGGAAGAAATTATAGAGGGTTTGGTGAACTTTTCAACGAAAATTTTATCAAGATTACGGAAAATTTTGCAAATACTAGTGCTCCTGATGCACCTTTAACAGGCCAATTATGGTACGATACTAACGAACAGCGTTTAAAAATATATAACGGTAATCAGTTTAGAACAGCAGGTGCGCCTGTTGTTAGTTCTAGTAGACCCTCTCTAGTTCAAGGAGACATCTGGATAGATAATCTAAATAGAAAATTATATTTCTATGATGGTAACGAAGATAACGAAATTACTCTAGTAGGCCCTGCTTACGACCAAGCACAAGGGAAAACCGGACTAGAAGTTGAATCGGTTATAGATACAACTGCAAAAGAGCGTGTTATTTTAAAAGTGTTTATTGCAGGTGATCTTTTTGCAGTTATTACAAAGGCAGACGGGGACGGAGAATTCTTTCTATCAGGCACAAATAAAATACAGGGCTACCCTGACAATCCAGACGATAATAATGTGCCAGCAACACAGAGATTTAGACAGGGATTTAATCTTGCAGATAGCAACTCTTTTTATAGAGGAACAGCTGAATCTGCTAGGGCACTTGTCGATATAGACGATAATGTAAAAACAACTGCCGACTTTCTTGCAGCAAATGAAAATGAAGAAACAACCGGATCTCTCTTTATTAAAAACTCTAATGGTATTACGATCGGTGTTCAAGACACTGCATATGCTACTTTTAAAGTGTTAGGGACAACTACTGTAATAGAAAACCAAGAAAGACAAACTGATATTGCTTTAAGAACAAAAACAGGTAACGCATTTAACAATGCTATTTACATTCAAGGACAGGCAGAAAGAATAGGAATTCATAACGACAGTCCAGAGTTTGGTCTTGATTTAACAGGAGATTTAAGAACTACCGGTGACGCAATTGTAGAAGGCGACCTAACAGTAAAAGGACTTGCTTCGTATTTCAATGTACAGACCCTGCAGGTATTAGATAAGAATATAGAATTAGGATTGCTTGACGACAGTACTGAAGGCGACGACGACATCGTCGACGGAGGCGGTATAACGCTTAGGTCTCTAAACGGGTCAAAAGATTTATTTTGGGATAAACAATTAAACAGCTGGAACGCCAATGTTAATTTTAATTTATCTGAAGGAAACAGTTATAAAATTAACGGACAAAATGTGCTATCGCTTACAGAGCTAGGTCCTCTAGTCAAAACTGCAAACGGATTAACAAGTATAGGAAAATTACAAAGTTTAGCAGTTGACGATTTAAGGATCGACACAAACGTTATTTCTGCTCCTTCAGTATCCGGAGTTAACAAAAGTATTGTATTAGATCCGTCTGCAGATGTATCAGTATCAAATTCAAGAATAACAGATTTAACTGATCCTGAAGATGATCAAGATGCTGCAACAAAACAATATGTAGATTCAGAAATTCTTGCAAAGCAAGAGAACGTTGCTCTTGCTTTGGATATTACAGGATTGTCTGATCCTGTGATTTCGGACCCAAGAAACGATGTAGCTGTAATTTTAGAATCAATTGTACCTGCTAGCGAAAAACGAGAAGGAACACTAGCAAGAATACACGGAACTGCATACAATAACACTATAATAAGCGGTATCGATGTGCAATCGGCAGCAAATATTAATACTACTAGTGTAATTTCAGATGATAGCAGCGCTATAAGTGTTGTCGAGAGTATATCTTTCGACCCAGTTTCTGGTACTTTTTCTCCTGTACCTGCTAGATTAACCTTTACGTTTATAGTGCAAAACGGCGCTTGGGTTCATCAGAGTACAGTTTAGTCAAATTTCGATAAATACCATATATGATAGGGACTTAACAAATGGCGTATATTATTAATCGATTTGACGGATCTGTTCTAACTGAGGTTCAGGACGGTACTGTAGATAACTTTACTGATCTTAAAATAGTTGGAAAAAACTTTGCAGGCTACGGCGAAATACAAAATGAAAATTTTATATTTTTGCTGGAAAACTTTTCTAGTCAATCTCCGCCTCCTAGACCCATTTCAGGACAGATTTGGTTCGATGCAGACAATTCTAAACTAAAATTCTACGATGGTTCTAAATTTAGAACAACTGGCGGCGCAGAAATCAGCGAAGAAACTCCAGTTGGTCTAACAGAAGGCGATTTTTGGTGGGATACTCAAAATGAACAACTATACGCCTATAATGGTACTGATTTTGTTCTTGTAGGACCTCAAGATGCAGGCGAAGGCATTACCCAAATGCAAAGTACCTCCCTTCTTGGTACTGATGGATTAACTAGATCTGTAATTATCGCTGTTATTAATGATAGTGTAGTTAATATAATCTCCAACGAAGAGTTTACAATTGCACCTAGCCCTGAAAATTCAATTCCAGGTTTTGATATTGTAAAACAAGGTATTACTTTAAGAGATACACTAGCAGGTTCGGGCGGTGTAACAAGTCGAGCAACAGATAATTATATTTTTTGGGGAACTGCTTCTGATTCGGATAAACTAGGCGGAAAAGATGCAGATCAGTATATTGAACAAAGTAATCCTTCTTTCAACAACTTAGTTGAATTCGCGGACGTAGGATTTGCTGTTGGTGACTCTAATGACTTAAGAGTTTTCATAGAAAACGACGATCAAGCTGTCTTAGAAAATGCTGTAGGAAATTTAATAAGTCTAAAAACAAAAGACATCTCTGGTATTGTAAAAACTCCACTTAGAATTTTTTCTAACTCTGTTTTGCCTGGTGAAACTCCGGACGGTGATTCTATAGAACAGGTTGATTTAGGTAATTCTACTGATAAATTCAATGACGTGTATGCTGAGAATTTTATCGGAGTATCAGAGAGAGCAACTGCACTTGTAGTTAACGGAAATGATAGATTTGGCGATGTATCTGATACTGCTAACACTGTTGCAGTAAGAGATGCATCCGGCGGTCTAAGTGCAGTTCTTTTTAGGGGAGTAGCTACACAGGCAAAATATGCTGATCTAGCAGAAATTTATTCTACTGCGGAAGCGTTTTCAGTAGGAACAGTTGTATCTGTATGTGAACACGGCGATCATGAGGTATGCGACAAACAAGATAGTAATGTAATTGGTGTTATATCAGAAAATCCTGCCTACCTAATGAATTCAGAAGCAGAAGGTCAAGCAGTTGCGTTTACTGGCCGAGTGCCTGTAAGAATCGTTGATGCGGTACAAAAAGGTCAAAAAGTATATGCTATTGGAAACGGCGCTGCGTCTATAAACGGCTCAGGCGATCTTGTAGGAATTGCTTTATCATCCGATACAACCTCAGAAGAAAAACTAGTAGAGTGCGTTTTAAAAGTATAAATAAAGTACGCACTTAAAAGGACGTTAATATGGCAGTTTCACCCGGCGATACAATTACCGCAGCGGATTTTAACAATCTTCAAAGTAGAATAGCACAGGTTTTGGGCGTCGGCTCGGGAGACTTTGGATATGGTCAATCAGTTTCTAGCAGCCAAGTAACTTCTTTAACAGATCCCGATATTCCAAACGGTGATTCTGTGCTTGCTTCGCAATTTAACGAACTTAGAACTGATCTTGGAAAGGCATACAAACACCAAGAAGGCTCGGATATTCCAATTAACAGTTTTACAGCCGGTGATATAATCGGAGCTGACGAGTCTGGAACGGATCTTAATTTTGATCAAAGCGGCAATTATATATTTGAAAATCAAGATACTTCAAAAGGACTTAATGATTTACTTATAATAATGACAGATCTAGAAGCTAATAGATTTGTAATACATCCGAGTCAAGAAGATGTTCAAGTTAGAGATTCAGATCAAAGAACGTCTAGCTGGAATGGCACTATAACATCACAGTTTATTGTAAGTTTTTCTGACGAAAATGCAAGAAGGCATTTTTTTAATTCTGGTGGTGATATTAGATTTGAAGGAACAGTTGATTTATCTACATCGACCGGAGGCAGCCTTGCTCGAGACGAAGGATGGAATGATCTACTAGAAAATCCAGGTACTATTAGATTCGATTATAATTCTACTACTTTAACAGGCAGTACTACTGGAGTTTCTTTTCCAGCCGGCGTAGTAGGCAACGATTCTCTTACTGCAACCTTTCAAGAAATATTTAGAAAAGATGCCAACGGGGGCACCTACGGCGATTCATATTGGAAGATCGATGCTAGAGAAGACAGCAGCACAGTTTTAAGATTTAGAATTACACTCGTTGACGACGGACCTGAAAGTGACTCAGATGCAGGTCAAGTAGGATCAATCTCCGGAGGCGTAACTGAGCCGGTGACTGCTGATCTAGAATTTGAATATTCAGCACGTCGAGCAAACGGTGAAGTTGTACTACCTTTCCCTGCATTTAGCATCGTAGACACATTTGAATAATTCTTGACATTTTGTTTTTACTCTTGTATAATTAAAATACAGGAGTAATATATGGACGAACGTTTAGAAAAAGCCCTTGAATTTTCCAATTACATGGTTACGCTTAACAATCAAAAGCGTATTCTCAAAGAACAATTTAGAGAAAATATTGTTCATTATTACAACGGTGGACAATTTACAGTTACGCAAGATTTAATTACATTTGTTAACATGCTAGTAGATCGAGGAGTGTCAGAAGACATAGTTCTTGTAGATGACAATGAAACTCCCGTATTGATTGCTGATGCAGATAGTTTTCTTGCAGACACTCTTGACAGATATTTTTCTGTAACAAATCAATATCATACCGCATATAAAGAACTGTTATCTAAGCGCAGTGTAGAAAAACTGGTAGACTATGACGACTAGAGGTATTGTTGTATTTGCTAGAAACAATAGTCAAGTTGATTATGTAAAACAGGCTCATTTCCTAGCAAAGAGAGCAAGAGACATCCTTGGATTACCTACTACGCTTGTAACAGATAGCATAGAGTTTTTGGATGTTGAGTATCCTGATTGGCAAACTGTGTTTGATAAAGTAGTGTCGATAGTATGGAAGGCTGAAGATACTACTGAAGATACAGTGTTGTCCCGCGGAGAACAACACAGTCAAAAGAAATTTTATGATGGTGCGCTTGTATCGAAACAACTAGAATGGAAGAACGAAGCAAGAACAGTGGTATATGACGTATCTCCTTACGACGAAACACTGGTATTGGATTCGGATATTGTAATCTCTAACGATATATTTTTACAATGCTTCGAACAACAGCATAATTTACTACTTTATAAAACTGCAACTGAACTACTAGATTGCGATAGAGGCGACGATTTTACAAGAGTTTCAGATACTTCGGTAGATTTTTACTGGGCTACCTGTATATTTTTTAGAAAAACCCAAGAAAATCGAATATTTTTTGATCTAGTAAAGCATATTCAAGAAAATTGGAATCATTATAAGAATATTTTTCAAATAAATTCTCCTTATTACCGCAATGACTATGCATTTTCTATGGCTATTCATATTATGAACGGATATCAGACTGGGGATTTTGCTAAACCTATGCCCGGTACGCTCTATTTTATCACAGATAAAAGTATTTTATGGCAAATACAGGATAGATCGCTTGTAATATTGCTTGAAAAGCCTACATACGACGGCGAATATACTCCAATAAGAATCGAAAATGCCAATCTACATGCTATGAACAAGTTCAGTTTGAATAGGTGTATAGATGAAGTCTAGAGGATTTGTAATTTTTGCCGAAGGAGAAGAGTATTTTCGTCAGGCATACCTCGCTGCATTAAGTATTCGAGCAGCCGGCAACATATATCCTGTAAGTGTTGTTACAAATTGTGTCGCAGATGATAAACATCGTGAAATTTTCGACAAAATTATAGATATTCCGTGGTACAAGCAAGATAATACTCTTTTAAAAACTGAAAATCGTTGGAAGATCTATCATGCAACACCCTATGACGAAACTATAGTACTGGATTCTGATGTGCTAGTACTACAAGATCTAGAATATTTTTGGAATTCTGTCAAAAATTACGATTTATATTTTCCTACTAGGGTTTTTACTTACAGGAAAGAACTAATCCAAACAGATTTCTATAGAAAAGCATTTACTGCTAACGATCTTCCTAATTTCTACAATGTTTTACACTACTTTAAAAAATGCAACTGGACAAAACAATTCTATGAGTGGGTAGAGACAGTAAACAACAACTGGGAACTGTTTTATGGTAATTTTTGCAAAGAATACTATCCAAAACAGCCCAGTATGGATATTACTGTTGCTATTGTTTCTAAAATACTAGACTGTGACCGAGAAATTTCCAATCAAAAACAGAATATGCCAGAAATAGTCCATATGAAGCCTCGCGCCCAGCAGTGGCGCAATCCAAAAAGTCGTTGGCAGGACAAAGTAGGTGTGTATCTTGATGAGAATTTGCAACTGAAAATAGGGAATCATAGGCAGGATACTGTATTTCATTACACAGAAAACGATTTTGTAACAGATGACATCATAAGGAAATATGAAAAATGTCTGAAACTATAATGTATGTGATTTTTGAACGAGATACAGGAAAAGTATTAGGAATTTCTCCTAAAGCAGAGAATGAAAATTCGATTCCTGTACATCTTTCTGATGTAATCGGTTTATTGAATGGAACTGAACGAAAAAGAAATTACAGAGTTGAATATAATCCCAAAACAAAACAGCTAGAATTACAAGATCAACATCAACAAAGTTTTGACGGGTCTAGTGTGAATGACTTTATATATGAAATACCAGAAAACACAATAGAAGATGCTGATATCGTTGTAGAACAGGATAAACCAAACACCTGCTGGAGAATTAAACTAGGGAAACAGTTAAAAAGGAATCTACGCAAGAAAGGAATAAGGCTAAACACTAAATTGTCTTTCTCTGTTACAGCAAAACACGACCCTAATATACTTTACAAAACTCTTTCTGTAGACTTTGCCCGCATATTAAATGATAACTACGCAGTAATAGATTTTTCTATGCCGTTTGAGACAGAAAACACACCTCTATCTGTTTTTACTGCAAGACGCTTTGACACCTACCAATTTAGAAGGATACTAGATGAATAAAATTAGAATAGTAGAGCAAGACATTATCTTTTTATCCTATGACGAGCCTAATGCCGAAAAAAACTATGCAGACCTCTGCCAAAAGATACCTTGGGCAAAAAGAGTACATGGTGTAAAAGGATCTGACGCAGCACATAAAGCCTGCGCAGAACTATCTGACACTGAACACTTTGTAACTGTAGACGGCGACAATCAGATAAACTCCGAATTCCTTAATTTAGAAATCGACGTCGAAGACTTAGGATTAACAGTGGAGCATGTGTTTTCATGGTGCGGTAAAATTCATGTGAACGGATTAATGTACGGCAACGGCGGCTTAAAATTATGGAATAAAAAATTCGTTAACAATATGCAAACTCACGAAGCATCAGATGGCATTGATTCTCGCTCTCTAGTAGAATTCTGCTTCGATGATTTGTATTATCAATTTAATGAGAACTTTTCCACTTCATATACAAACGCTTCGCCCTTTCAAGCATTCAGAGCGGGCTTTAGAGAAGGTGTAAAGATGAGCTTAAATCAAGGTGCTCCGGTAAAAGATATTCATTCAGTGTGGTGGCAAAACCTAGAGCGTCTACTTATATGGTGTTCTGTAGGAGCCGATGTAGAAAACGGTCTATGGAGCATATACGGAGCAAGAGAAGGCTGTTTTTTAACCAACTGTACAGACTGGGATTATACTCAAGTAAGAGATTTTGAATATTTGACAGAGCAGTGGAACAATCATTATTCTAAAATTCAAAATGACGACTTAATTTCTCACATACAACAAGCAGGAAATGCACTTGCTACTGATTTAGGATTAGAAATTGCTTTACTTGACGAAGATGCTAGTAGATTTTTTAAAAGAGTCTATCATAACACACCTAGAATATTAAAAAGCAGACAATGAGCGAACTAGAAAAGATAAAGGAAATTATTCCTTACACAAATCAAGAGATATCGCCTACTTTCTGTATGGCAAAGTGGCACCATACTACGATCTACCTTCAAACAGGTGAAACGCATAGTTGTTATCATCCTGCGCCTCATCCAATACCTCTAGAAGAACTCAAACTCAATCCGTCTGCACTTCATAATACTCAACAAAAGAAGCAAGAACGCGAGTTTATGATGAAAGGCAAGCAGCCCACAGGCTGTTCCTATTGCTGGAAGATAGAAGCAATGGGCAAAGACTATGTGTCCGATCGTCATATTAAAACTGCTTCTATCTACACACCGGAAAGACTGGAAGAAATCAAGCAAGGCGGCGCAGAATACAATGTAAATCCCGAATACATAGAAATTTCTTTTTCAAATGAGTGTAATTTCAAATGCGGATATTGCCATCCTAAAGCAAGTTCAAGATACTGGAAGGAGATCAACGACCACGGCCCCTATGATGCTTCTACAGACCACAGACAGGACATAGACTGGTTTAAAATCTATCAGAAAGAAGAAGAAAACCCTTACGTAGAAGCATGGTGGCGTTGGTGGCCAGAAGTTTCAAAGACTCTGAACATACTGCGCATCACCGGCGGCGAACCTTTAATGCACAAAAGCACCTGGGATCTGTTTGATAGACTGGAAGAAGATCCTAAACCGCATATACAGATAGAAATTAACTCTAATCTCGGAGTTAAGCCCAAACTGGTAGAACGATTGGTAGATCGAATTACCCATTTACGCAGCATCAGTGCTATTAAGAGTTTTAAACTCTATACTTCTATTGATACCTGGGGTAAGCGGGCTGAGTACGCACGACATGGGTTAGATATCAAATTATGGGAACGCAATCTTGACTATTATTTGTCAAACACAGGATTGCCTGTGACATTTATGATTACATTTAACATATTTGGCGTTACCAGTTTTACTAGTCTTCTAGAAAAGATACTAGAATGGAGAACCAAGTACAATTCTGACGAAAATGAAACACAGTGGCAGAGAATTCGCTTTGATACGCCTCATCTAAAAGAGCCTACTATATTCGATATGAACATTCTACCCAAAAACGAGTTTATGCCTTATATGCATAGTCACTTAGAGTTTATAAAAAAGAATCTAGACAATTCTGATAGGACACAGTTTACAGATCTTGAATATGAAAAATTCAAGCGAGTAGTTGATTATATGGAAACTACTAATTATGAAGAAGACAAATTAATTATTGCTCGTAAAAATTTTAACGCATGGTTTTCAGAACACGATCGTAGAAGAAATGCAAGTCTTGTAGAAACGTTTCCTGAGATGCAAGATTTTTGGAATTTATGCAAGGAACAATAGGAGAAATAATGTTAAAAGCAATACATCTAGACTATGACTTTGATATCTTTACAACTGCAGACTATTCAGTTCATGAAGGTTCCTGCATAGCCCATCAAGTACACGAACTAAAGGATATACATGAAGATTATGGAGGATTTCCAGATAGTTACGAAAATAAAAACACCAAAATTAGACAGTTATGGTGGGATAGAGAATGGGTAGATTTTGACTACATAGGCAGCCAACTTGGTATGGAGGTAATTACTATTAGTTCTATACTTCAGCCCCCGGGTAATATAATACCTATTCATAGAGATACTTTCTTTCAAATTAGAAAACGTTTTCCTAACGATAAAAGAAGGAAAGTAAGAGCAAACATATATCTAGAAAACTGGAGCGTAGGTCACTTTATACAGTATCAATTAAATAACGAATGGCATAATAGCACTCATTGGAATCAAGGCGAAGGATGGATGTGGGATAATGATATTTTACATCTAAGTGCAAATGCAGGAATGTATGACAAATATACTTTACAGGTAAGCGGATTTTTGAATGAATGATTTTAAGATAATTATTAGCGAAACTAATAATAATCCGTATAAGGCACTTCTAATTAAAAATCAATTCGACATAGAATCCTATTTAGGTTTTTTTGATGATTTTCGATATAGTCTACTTTGGAAATCAGAATTTATCGATGTATTACCTCAGAATACAACCAAACTTGTTTTGAATATCTGTCATTTACCTCATACTCCTAAGATATATATTTCTCGAGATTTAAAGAATAAAATTAATAATGATTCTAATACTTTTTTATGGATTTTTTCGCCACACGAAGCAACTTTAAATCATATCAATTTTTCTGTTTATCTTAAAAAACAAGGATTTAGGTTAGACAAAGTAATCGTTACTAATAGTGATTATAAGGTAGATGGATCTACAATTGCAGGTATAAAATACGTTTCTTTTCCTGAATGGTGGGAAGCATATTATCGACATCTATTAAAAACAAAAGATGATATAAGTTTTATAACACCAGACTGTAGGATAGAAAACTTGGACGCAATTGAAAAAAAGTCTCTATGTTTAAATCGAAATGCTAAAATTCATAGAGTCTGGACATATTATTATTTGTTAAAAACCGGATTGCACGAAGACAGTTTTTATAGCTATTATCTACCCAGAATTGCAAAGAAAGACGGTTTAGTTTTTAAAGAATGGGTTAAAGAAGAATTAAGGAAATATAATGATGACTTTCTCTTTGAAAAAATTAAAAAAAATAAAAGACTTTTTCAAGATAGTCCATTAGATAAACTAGATGCACAATACCCAATCAATTTACAATCTAATATCAAAGAGTATTTCGAAAAAAGTGCTCTTTCGATTATCACAGAAAGCCTAGAAACACATGATTTTCTTACGGAAAAAACTTTCAAAGCAATAGTTCATAGTCACCCTTTTATAACCATAGGAGGGTCAAATATTAATTTGAGATTAAAAGAAAGAGGTTATAAACTATATGACGAAATTTTTAGATTTGAACATATAGATAATCCTAAAGATTGCATGAAATTTATGGAAAAATTAAATAACATTTCAACAGAAGAATTAATTGAATATAATTTGCAAACTCAAACAAAAATAGAACACAACTGGAATAACTTTTTTACTAGAAAAATTTCTTTTAATAATTTTATTACAAAAATAGGTCATGCACTATATGAATGAGGATAAAAAAGATTTCTTATTAAAAGAAAGTAAATCTTTCTGTGTATTTCCGTGGATGCACATATATGCAAACCCAGACGGAAAGGCTTTTCCCTGTTGCACCGCTGAACAAGATACCATAGATCAAAATCTAAAAGAAAAAACAATTGAAGAAGTTTTTAACAGCGACGATTGGAAGAAACTTCGCTTAGACATGCTAAATGAAATAAAAAATCCAATATGTCGCAGGTGTCACGAAGTAGACGAATCCGGAGGATTTAGTTATAGAAATTTTGCTAATACAGATTTTGGAAAATTCGTTGATTTAGTCGAAGAAACCGATGATGACGGAAGTATAAAAAACCCAAAATTTAAATACATTGATATAAGATTTAGCAATACCTGTAATTTTGCATGCTCTACTTGCGGAGGATCATTTAGTACTAAATGGATAGAAACAATTAAAAAAAGAGATACTGATGTCGAAGGAAGAGTCGACCTAGAGTATTTTAAGATAGAAGAAAATGCAAAAAAATCTATAATAGATCAACTCAAGCCTCATTTACCGCATGCCGAAGAAGTTTATTTTGCAGGCGGCGAACCATTAATTATGCCCGAACACTATAAAGTCCTTGATTTACTAGATAGTTACGGTGCCTATAACGTTAGAATACGTTATAATACCAATTTAAGTACAATAAATTATAAAGGTAAGAAACTAACAGATATATGGAAAAATTTCGAACAAATTAAACTAGGTGCTAGCATAGACGGTGTTGGAGACGTTGCAGAATTAATAAGAACAGGAACAAAATGGTTAAAAATTCAAAGCAACATGAAAGAACTGTTACACTATGAAAATATACTTTTAAATATAGATACCGTAGTTAGTATTCTTAATATAGAACATCTCCCTGCAATGTATACCTATTTGTTCAAAAATAATCTCCTAAACGAACGATCTTGGCCTTCACTAAATATTGCTTTTGACCCCCTACCATATAGCATTACAAGTTTACCATTGGCATATAAAGATTATTATGCAGAAAAAATACTAAATTTTGTAAAATCATTAGAATATACTGATATTCCGTTAATTGATCCTGCTAAAGAATTCTTAATAGAAGCCTTAGAAGGCGCAGTTACTCTAATGTACAGTAAAGATACATTTCAACATGAAGATTTGGTTTTCTGCAATGATGATAGTATTTTAGATAAAGGAAAATTTCGCAGTGTGTTACCTAACATATACAAATTAGACCAGGATTTAAGAAATGGCAGATACTGAATTTCCAAAATACTTCTGCATGGCACCGTGGGTTCATCTAAGCACTTGGCAGTCCGGAGACACTTATCCTTGCTGCGCTTACGATTATGAAACTCCTATAGGTAATGTTAACGAAGAAGGATTTAAAGGAGTATGGAATAACGAAAAGATGAAAGAACTTCGTCTTGCTATGTTGGAAGACAAACCAACACATGGTTGCAGGAAATGTTTTGATTATGAGAAGCAGGGTGTTTTTTCTTATAGATATAAAATGAATAAAGACTATGCTCACCACCAAGATTTAGTAGTGCAAACCAAAAAAGACGGAACAGTAGATAAATTAAATATTGCTTTTTTTGATGTTAGATTCTCTAACTTGTGTAATATGAAGTGTAGAACCTGCGGATCTCATTTTAGTTCACGCTGGGCAGAGGACGAGGAAGGTAAAGGTCGCGTGGTAGAAATAGACTATCTACATCTTTGGGAAGAAATAGACGAAATATTAGAAACCACAGAAGAAATCTATTTTACTGGCGGAGAAAGCCTTTTCATGCAGCAACACTATGAATTACTTGATAGGCTAATTGAGATTGGTCATTTTCCTAAACTAATGTATAATAGTAATGCAAGTAGACTACATTTAAAAGACAAGCACGTGAAAGATTATTGGAAATATTTTGACAATATTGTTTTTGGTGTAAGTTGTGATCAAATAGGCGAAAAAGCAAATTATACCAGACACGGACAGAAGTGGGACAAGATTTTTGATAATCTCTGCTGGATTAGAGATAATGTTCCGCATGTTAAAATAATTCCAAGTCCTACTATATCAGTTTTGAATATTATGGATATTGACAAAATTATCGAATGCCTTTACGACAACGATTTAGCTTATAACTTCGACATTAATCTTAACAATTTGTTAGTAACTCCGGAATATTTAAGCTGTACAATTTTACCATACCATCTTAAAAAACAAGCAGAAAAAAACATAATAAAAACTTTTGATTTTTTGGAAAAATATTCAATAGATCAAGGTCGACATAAACACATTACATCAAGATTAGAAAAAATTATAGAATTTATGTATAGCGAAGATAATACCCATCTCATTCCTGAATTTAAAGAAACTACTAAACGGCTAGATAAAATTCGTAACGAAAATTTCTCTTCAATTTTTCCAGAACTTAAAGAAATATATGAATAAAGATACTAAAACATTTTGCATGCTTCCTTGGACACACATGCACCTTTGGCCTGCAGGGACAACTTATCCTTGCTGTATGAGCGATCCTAATTTACCTGTTGGAGATACTCAAAAACAGTCTTTACAGGAAATTTGGAATGGCAAACAAATGCGTCAACTGCGTTTGAATATGCTAGACGAAAAGAAAAGTCTTGAATGTCGAAGATGTTACGAATTAGAAGAAAACGGCATGTGGACATTAAGAAACAGTGCTAATGAAAATTTTAAACATCACCATTACAAAGTTTTAGAAACAACAGAAGACGGTTCTGCAGGTGATGTTAATATGGCTTATATGGACATACGATTTTCTAACTTATGTAACTTAAAATGTAGAAGTTGCGGACCGCAGTTCTCTACTAGTTGGTTTGATGATCATGTAAAAGTACATGGCGATCCTGGCCATAAAAAAATGTTAACTGTTAGAGATGATATGAAGGATTTTATGGATGAACTAGATCCTCTATTAGAATCTGTAGAAAGGGTGTATTGGGCAGGCGGCGAACCTCTTATTACAGAAGAACACTATAAAATACTCGATAAATGGATGAAAATGGGAAAGCGAGATGTAAAGATGGATTATACTACCAACTTTACAAAAATGAATTATCGTGATAAAAGTGTTTTTGATTATTGGAATAGTTTTGAACATGTAAGAGTTGCAGGAAGTATTGATGCTAATCATGACAGAGCAGAATATTTGCGCAAAAACATGAAATGGAGTGAAGTGGTAGATAATAGACGGAAAATGATTAAACAGTGTCCGCACGTTTATTTCGAAATTACTCCGACAGTTAGTGCTTACAATGTTTTAAATTTACCCGATTTTCATAAAGAATGGATAGAAGAAGGATTATTAGAACCTCAAAATCTACGTATTAATATTTTGTTAGATCCTACCTACATGAGATTGCAAATACTTACACCTGCGCAAAAGGATATAGTCAGAACTCGTTATGACGAACATATTGACTATTTGAAGCAGTTTTCTAATATTGATTCTGTTATTGATGATTACAAAAGTATACTGCAATTTATGGAAACTGATAACGAACAAGATAGATTTGTATTTGTTTTTAAAACAAAACAAATGGACGAAATTAGAAAAGAAAATTTTTACAAAGTTTTTCCAGAACTAAAAGGTATAGAATGAGTGAGACATTTTGTGTGTATCCTTGGTTAAATTTGCATACGAACACAGACGGTAGATGTAAATTATGTTGCCACGTATATACCGAAGATTATATACAAGTAGATGGCAAAGATGCTGTGTTAGGAAAAGATTCATTCGATGAAATATGGCATGGCGGTTATATGACCAAAGTTAGAGAAAGAATGCTTACAGGAAAACCTGTAGGCGAATGCTCTAGGTGTTACGAACATGAAGATAAGGGAATAGAGAGCAGTAGACAGTGGGCAAATAAACAGTTTCCTATAAAAAGCACAGAAGTTTTTGATCCTACACATCTAGAGCTTCGTCTAGGTAATCACTGTAATCTTAAATGTAATTCTTGCTGGAGTGTAAGCAGTGATCAATTATACAAAGAAAGATCTAAGATTTTACAAAACGAATCAGTTCCCGAGTGGTTATCGGATCAATGGAATCATGAGGTAAAATCTGTAGAAAAATTCGACTGGGAATGGTTTGAAACAGAAGAATTTCGACGATTTATCGACAGAGTAGCTCCTCATCTTAAGAGATTATATCTTACCGGAGGAGAACCAACTCTTATACAAGCAAACAAATATGTTATCGATAAATTAGTAGAGACCGGCAATCAGTCTTGTCATGTTGCCTGGACAACTAACCTTACTACTTGGCCTGATGAATTTTATGATAAGCTAGATTTCTTTGATAGTTCAGAAATACAGATGAGTATAGATGGTTTCGGAGATCATAACCAATATATTAGATATCCTACTGCTTGGCAAAAAGTTGAAAGAAACTTTGAAAAAGCACAGCGGCTTCCAGAAAAAGTACAGTTAAAAATATATTTTGTCTATCAAGCCTGGAATATTTTTGATGTTAAGCCGTTAGTTGAATGGCTTATAAACACACAGCGCAGAAGAATAGATTTTGTTCCAATCTTTTTAGAATATCCAGATCAATTACACAGTTGCGTATGGCCAGAATATGTTCGAAACAAAGCCATTGAAGAGTTATCTACTATTAATACCAGATCTCACAGAGATCCTATCGCCAGGATAATCGAATACACTAAAAACACCGATAAGTACTCTAAAGATCTTTTAGAAAGAATGAAAACCTATATCGAGATTAATGATAGATATAGACGTTTTAATTTCTACAAAACTTTTCTCGAACTAGGCGAGGTTTTAAATGCACAATGATATCAAGGCTATTATTCCTGCAAAAGACAAATGGATTTCAATAGCATGGCAAGTAAACGACTTTTGCAATTTTAGATGTTCTTATTGTAATGAGTGGAACTGGGCAGGTAGAAATAAAAACGAACACGATATACCATTAATAAATGATACTCTTGAAAAAATAATAAAATATTATCAAAATAAAGGATATAGATACTTTAAATTGTTTTTAAGTGGGGGAGAACCTACTTATTGGCAGGGTCTTGTTCCAGTTGTTGAAAAGTTTAGAGATTTAGTAGAATGGCCCGGTAGTTGTGTAGGTATTAACACAAATTTTAGTCGTTCTTTAAAGTGGTGGAAAGAATATCATTACTTGTTTGAGGATGTTGTTGCTAGCTATCATTCAGAATTCTGCAAAGAAGAAAAATATTTGGAAAATTATAAATTTTTACAAGATAAAAAGAATTATCTTTGTGCTAGAATAATGATGCATCATGACGAAAATAAATTTCAACAGTGTATTGATTTTGGTAAAAAAATTAAAAAACAATGCAAAAACTACATCATCGAGTATGCACCTGTTTATGATGAGCTTAGACCTCATACCGATCCTTGGAAGTACGACACAGAATGGCAACAGGATTTTTTTAAACATAATAGTACCGAAGTACAACAAAAGGAAAAAATTAAAAAACAACCAAATTATGCTTGGGCTAAAGTTCATTGGGAAAATGATGCTGTTGAGCCTATTGACACAAATAAAATAATTACCAATGGAATGAATTTTTTCAAAGGATGGAAATGCAACATTCATGAGAGTCTTCACATTCACCCTGACGGGAAAATTCAACAGGCTAGCTGCGGAGTTGGTCCTATTGTAGGAAATATTGTAAAGGGAGAGTTTGACACAGAACTAAGTCAAAGTATTATCTGTCCAAAAGACCATTGTCACTGTGCAGCAGACATTAATATTACAAAGAGTAAAATATGAGCAAAAAATATGATAACATAAAAGATAAAACATTTTGTTTTTATGCATTTCACGGATTAAGCACGCATAGCACAGGTAAGACACGATCGTGTTGTGTAAGCAATAGTAGAAAAACTAGAACGTATCCTACAGGACTTGATATTAGCTCTTGGTCTTTCTTAAAAAACCAAAAAGTTGCAAAAAATATAGAAGACTTCATTAATGATCCTGAACTTATAGAAATTAGAAGAGCACTGTTAAATGGAGAAAAGCCAGAGAATTGCAAGTTTTGTTGGATGAGAGAAGATGCCGGAATTACAAGCATAAGGCAGATTGAAAATGAGATGCACAAGGACCAAATTGATGAAACACTACATTATATAGATGAAACAGGGTATTTAAACAAGGAGGCTATAAAATATCTTGATATAACTTTAGGTAATGTTTGTAATTTGAAATGCAGGAGTTGCAACCCATGGTCTAGCCACCATTGGATCGAAGAGTCTAAAACTATGCCTCATACCAATTGGGACGAAAATGCAATAAGGTCTGCTAAGTTTATGCAGGACAATCCTTGGCATATAAAAGCGTTTGAAAACAATTTTTTTGATCCAGTCTTGCCTAATGTAGAAACTATTAATTTTCTAGGAGGGGAGCCTTTAGCAGTTAAAGAGCATTATGATTGGCTACAACATATTATAGATAAAGGATGGTCTTCTAATATCTCTCTTCATTATAATACAAATGCAACAATGTTTCCACAACGTTTATTAGATATTTGGGATCATTTTAAATCGATAAACTTATCGTTAAGTTTAGATGCTATCGGAGATTTAGCTCATTATGTTAGATATCCCAGTAAATGGAAACTGATTGAAAAAAATATAGAAAGATTAAAAAAATTTACCGAATCAAGAGAATCATTTACCGTACACATTCATACGACTGTAAGTATGTTAAACATATTAGATTTAGACAAAATGTTATATTGGTGCAGGGATCAATACAAGGACTGGCATTATTATAACGACGAAAATTGGAATAATTGGGGATTTCAAAACGTGTTGCCACATTTTAATATAGTAAACGAACCTGAGTGGTTGCACGTAAGGAATTTACCTAAAGAAATAAAAGAAATCGCCAAAAACAAGATAATGGAAGTTTACGAAGCCTTGCCAAACACTGTAGAAATACCACCTTGGGAACAAGATAAATTGGAAGACTTTAAAAATTTGATAAATTTAATTGATGAAGAAAATAATGACGAAAGTTGGAAGCATTTTGTAGGAAATACCTATGCTAGCGATTCTTTCCGTAACGTAGACATAAAAAATTATATACCTTGGACAAGAGATTATCTATGAAAACTCTAGTAGCAGTGGGTTGTAGCCACACAGCGGGCGCAGATATAGACGGTAACCCTGCAAGCTATTACAACAGACAAAACTGTTTTGCTGCGCAACTTGCCAATAAATTAGGTTATGAATATATCAATGTATCTGCTAATGGAGCAAGTAATCAATTTATTCATAGAAAAGTTATAGAATACATAACCAATTATATGGAAAGTCCAAAAGAAGTTTTTTTCCTAATAGGATGGACTTCGAGTGATAGGATGGAGTTGAGATATTCTGAAAATAGCAATTTTGAACATAACAACCTTGCAGATTTAGAAGATAGAAAATATTTCCCTTTCACGTCTGGAACACATAAAAATTTAATTCTTGATGACAAGATGAAAAAACTGAATAAATTTATTGACATTCTGTTCGACTATCATTTAAAAGAAAATGAAAGAGCAACATTAGCTTATTCTACTCAGCAAATATTAAAGTCTTTAGAAATTCCGTATTTTATGTTTAATTCGTGTAATGGTATTGAACGCACAGAATATACAGGACCAATACTTGACAAGATCGATAAAACCTATTATCCAGAACCCGAGGATGAAAGCAAGGCTTATTTTCCTTACTGTCGATTTACATTAGGTTATAATGAATTTTCTGAATATTGGCATCATTATAAACCTGCACACGACGAATATGCAATTTATCTTTTTAACTTATTGCGTGAAAAAAATTTAATTTAAAAAAATATATTGACTTTTCTTTTGTTAATAGTATAGTAAAAAATATGTATGATATTTTCTTTATAGCAGAATCGAAAAACACTGCATGGTGCAATTTTAAAGATCAGTATCCTACAGCTAAATTTGCAAAATCATTTGATGATGCTGCGCAAAAATGTTTTACTCGATTTTTTTGGACAGTGTATGATGATTTAATTGTTAATTCCGATTTTGATTTTTCTTATATTCCTGACGGATGGAGTCAAGATGTAGTACACGTATTTCGAAACGGAGAACATTATGACGGTTTATGTTTGATATCAAAGAACAATCTTCCTACAAAAAAAGAATTCGAGCATAGGTTTTTCACAAAGAAAAAAGAAGTAGACATTTTAGCTAGTACTCCTAAGCCTTATGACATTTTTTATCTTAATACCTACGATGAATATATAAATGCAATCGAAAAATCAAGTTCAGATATGTTTTGGGTTGTGTATGATGATATCATGGTAGAAGATAATTTCGACTTCAGCTATCGAGCACCATACTGGGAGAAATTTACCCATGTATTTCTTAACAAAAATTATTATGATGGTATAAGCCTACACAATAAAAATAAACCTGTAACAGAGAAAGAATTCCAATACAGATTTTACACACAAACCAAAGAAGTAGACACACAAGCATCATCTCCTAAGACTTTTGACATAGTTTTTATTAGCTATAACGAACCCAATGCAGAAGAAAATTTTCAAAAACTTAAAAATCTGTTTTCGAATGTAAAAAGAGTACATGGGGTAGAAGGCATACATAATGCGCATCGAGAAGCTGCAAAACAAGTTTATACAACTATGTTTTGGGTTGTAGACGGCGATGCTGAAATTATAAATAATTTTAATTTCGACTATCAAGTGCCTAAATGGGATCAAGATGCTGTGCATGTATGGAGAAGTAAAAATCCTGTAAATGGTTTAATATACGGTTATGGAGGTGTAAAACTTCTTCCTACGAACTTAACTCGTAACATGGATACATCTAAACCAGACATGACAACTTCTATATCTAGTAAATTTAAAGCAGTTCCTGAAATTTCAAATATTACACAATTTAACACAGATTCGTTTAGTGCATGGAGGTCGGGATTTAGAGAATGTGCTAAATTAGCCAGCGGTATTATAGATAGACAAAATGACCAAGAAACACAACAGAGGTTAGATGTATGGTGCAATCAAGGTGTAAATAGACCGTTTGGTATAGATGCTATCAAAGGTGCTATTGCTGGCAAAAAATTTGGTCAAGAAAACAAAAACAATCCAAAAGAATTACAGAAAATAAACGACTTTGCATGGTTAGAAGAATTTTATGCTAACCGTCGATAAAATTAAAACTAAACTAGACAAATTTCTTTACAATAACGCTATATCATAATCATAACGGTGATATAAACTCTTTTTTTCTATATAAGTAATACTCGATGGTAAACGTAACAGAAAAATTATTTTAAGACATGGAAACTATCATTGCATTTTTAATCGGGCTGATTTCTGGGATTGTTGCAGGCATGATTCCTGGAATTAGTATTCTAATCATGCTTACTCTTCTATATCCTCTCTTGATCACGTTTGATATTGTTAATGTAATAATGTTATACCTTACACTAGGTGCCTGCGCACAATATTTTGGTTCAGTGTCAGGAACTTTATTCAGCATTCCTGGATCGATCACTGCGTTACCTGCAGTAACCGAAGGCCATGCTCTTTTTCGTAAAGGCGAGGGAGATAGAGCAATAATGCATGCTGCTATTGCTAGTTTTTTTGGCAGCACGTTTGCACTTATTGTAACACTTGTACTATTGAGTGTACTGTTTGTGTTTTATAGTTTATTTGATACCAGAGTGAAATTGGTGGTATTCGTAATTGCTATTTTTGCATTTATATGGGTTTCGCATAATAACAAATGGTTAAGTGCAGCATTAGTTCTAGTAGGTCTTACTCTTGGTCATGTCGGTGGCCATACAGCTAGCGGCGGATTTCTGGCGCACGACTTTATGGTATTTGGAAATTATCACCTGTTTGGCGGCCTTCCGTTATTAAGCGTGTTACTTTCATTATACGTTGTGCCTATGCTAATAACGCACATGCTGAAAAACCAAATCATTACATATCAAAAAATCACCTTCAGCGGGTACATTAAGAATGCAAAAGAACTAATCTCTAGTAAATGGATGATGCTTAGGAGTTCGCTACTCGGATATGCAACTGGCTTTATACCAGGAATAAGCTATATACTAGGAGTCAGCTTATCGTATTCTATCGTAAGAGAGAAAAAGCAAAAGGAAAAAACATACGAAACAGGTGATTTAGATTCGCTAGTTGCATCAGAATGTGCAAACAGTGCAGGGTCTCTCTCAGTTATTCTACCGTTACTGTTAGTCGGAGTTCCTATTACTGGATCTCAGACTTTGATTTACAATATAATGGAAAGCAGCGGCACAGCAATGTCGATTTCTTTCTTTCAATCATTTTATCCTAAAGCAATATTAGCATATATAATAACTTCTTTTATTTGTGTTTTTATTTCAGGAAAGTATGTTAACTGGGTATCTTTGATTATAAAAATTAATTTTAGATATATTTATATTTTTGTTATAGGTATTTTAATTCTTATACTATATTATGTAGGCTCTCAGACTTTGTCAGAATGGTACTATCTAACGGTATTTGCGGTATTTTTGCCATTTGGTCTAGCTTTGCGCAAAGTTGATATACTTCCATTAATTTATGGATTTATATTGTCAGAATCAGTAAATAGGACTGTGATTACCGGAATATCTTTATATTGGTAAAAATCACTTGACTTCGATGTTAAACGATGATATAATATATACATTGCTTGGTAGATTACTTTGCAATGTAAATTCTAAATAGGAGACTTAATTAAATGAAATTTACGAAATTTAAAACCCCAACATTATTTTATTCGTTACTTTTAGTTCTCAGTTCGAGTGCAATGGCAGCAGATCAAGAAGTGAAGTTGCTATCGAACTGGAGCGTAACCGGAGCGTTTCATGGTGTGTTGGACCACTTGTCAAGGCAGGATGGATTTGCTGACACCATCACTCGTGTAGATAGTTGTGCTGCTGCTGCACGAATCATCCAGAATACCGACGAACCCATTATTGCACCATGGGACATTCTGTCATTGTATGAGGAAGAAAATCATCCATGTGACATCTTAGATGAAAATACATTTAAGACAATTGTTGGACAAGCACATTTTAACTTTTGCAGAATGCCCGATGGTTCCGACGGAATTGCACACATCATTGATGAAGGTGCTCGAATTGGTACATTTAGAGGCAACGAAACCTATGTACCACTAGAAACTATTCTTGCTGGTCTTGGCGGAAAAAGTCATCCGGTAGCATATTCTTCAGTAGGAGATTACAAGGCAGCTTTAGTTGCAGGCGAAGTTGACTTTATTTTTGCAACTGTTCCTGATGAAGGAATGGAATGTGTAATGACAACACATCCGTCACCAGAAAATACCGACATAGCTCTTTTATCAGACTTCTATACTGGTATTTTTCATGATTATGCATTTTCATTTGCACTAATCGGCAACAATGTTGAAGCTGAAGTAATCCGTGAGGCATTACTAGCGGTTACCGAGACCGACGACTGGAAGCAAGGATTAGGTAGTCGTTATGATACTTCGGTTGTTCTTAACCCTTCAGAAGAACAATATACCACGCTCGTTGAACTTCTCAACAACATGCGTGATAGCGTCGATAGTATTGACTAAATGTAAAAACGTTCTATAACGTCAGACCAGTTGTATGAGTATTTCATATAGCTGGTCTGTTTTCACGACTAAATAACACAATGTCTTGTAACTTTACATCAGTTAAGAGAAAATTTATAGTCGGCGGCAACAGCTTCGATAGTAACATTGAAGCACTGGTGTATCATTCTTGCCATCCGCATAATGATCTATACTACGATATAGGCTATAACTTTATATACAACTTTGAATTATGGAAAAAAGAACCGTTATATTCTATTAGTCACTATTTGAGACAGCATGCACGATTGATATCAGAAAAATACGATAATATTTTTTTATTATACACAGGCGGAACAGACAGTCAAACAATGCTAGATGCATTTATTGCTGAGAAAATAAAAAATATTACCCTAATTACCAACAGAGGTAATATGGACCTTACAAGCACTGATTTTGAAAAAAATTTCCGTTATCTTGAAAAAACAGTTTCGGTTGAGAAGTGGCTTGAACAAAATAAACAAACCATGAAGGATTTAAATTATACACATTTTTTTTACAGAGGAGAATCTTTTGAGAGAAATCAATACGAAAAAATATTAGTAGACAACGATTTTCATGATTATAATAATGACGTGTTTGCAGCAACATCGTGGGTAAACGGAAAATCTGATCTTAGACATATTGTAACTGCTCAGAAAACAAATAGTTGCATTGTTATGGGGTTCGAAAAGCCTAGATTAACTCTAATTAATGACGATTCTGTTTGGGCATGGCAATTTCGCAGTGGATATTTGCACAGGGTTGATTTAATATGCGGAAATGACCATGTTGATGCGATTGATTTTTACTTCTCTGACGATATTCCAGAAATTCAAATAAAACTAGCTTGGTTAAAGTCTAAGATACTAGAGAAGATTATATTGACTCACAAGCTGCCGTTTACCGAAAAAATAGTAAGAGAACTTCAGTCAAACACTGGAAGATATTACGAAACAATTAATAACGCTATGGGATATCGAGCAGCAAATGCACTGTTAAATAGCATTCGTTCTAAAGAACTAAACCTCAAAACAGCTAATCTTAAAACTCATTTTTACAAAGATATACTTCAAAATTATTATCAATATATAAAACAAAATATTAATAACGACTTTATCGGCCACCGAGGCGACGTTACTGCTATTAAAACTAAAGCCGTTCCAATTAGACCAATAAAAGCAGCTTTATTTTAAATTATCTAATCGATAAGTTAACTGTTAAGACCCTAACTTTTGTAAGATGATCTGTTTTTGCCGATCTGGTCTTCGAGGAATAACGTCCATGCAGGTTTCGCAATATTTTTCAAATTTGAATAAATCAAAATTCATCATTTTATCTATGTTTTCTTTGGTAATTTCATACTGTTTTGAACCGTTAATTACTTTCCTGCTGCAATGGCGAATTTTTTGTAGTTCAAAATCTATAACAGGCACCAAAGGAAACTGAGCGCATATCCGCCTTTCAAGTTCAGGCGCCTGTTCTTGCGTTTTAAATTCTGGAGATCTAGAATTATATACTTTAAACTCTGTATTTTTGTGATCTATCTTTGTTAGATCAAAATTGTCTTTATATTTAAAATAATTAGGAGTTTTAATAATAAGATTATAGTTATTTTTGTTATTTTCTTCAAGAAAATCAAACTTGCCTAGTTTTTCTATCCTGTCTTCGTAAAAATCTAAGACAAGGTGTTCCATATAAATTATTTCAGAATCTTCCAACACCCAAGGGTAGCTGTTTCGTATTAGAGAATTGCTTAGTACCTGCACAATAAAATTGCTGTGTTTTTTAATTTCATATATTACATTATCTAGATTGCGTATTAAACCTGGTTCTCCGCCTAGAAGACAAATTTTAGTTTTATAAGGACTAAGATATTCTAAAATCTTTTTTAGAAAATTCATATCAACTGTGAGGTGCCGCATTTCTTTGGTCCAAGCTGTACAATAGTAGCAAGATTTATTACAGGATTTTGATAGATAGAAATCAATTGCTAGGTAGTTAGAATTTTTTATGTCATCCAGCATTAGCATTGTGGTATAATCTCTTTGTGAAATATTATGAGAAGCGTTAGATTAGATATAGTTAACTATCCTTTCAAAATTAGGTCTTATGTTGAGACTTCCTTTATTAACATCTTGTTTATACACCTTAGCCTTTCCGGCAGTCATTATAATGATTGGGGTTCTATTAACGAAAGGCAAACCCTTCCAAAATATTGGATTTCGAGCAAAGCATCCAGTGAAAGAAACATCAATGTTGTTTTCGAGACACAGTACACTGAATGTATTAATGAACAACCCGACCTCAAGAGAAGCTATAGGCAATAGATCATCTAGTCTTTCCTCGTCGACTGCTTTGTATGTATGGCCCGCTTTTATTAATTCCTGTTGAACAGGGTTAGGCTTATCCTCTAACCTCATAGTAAAAATAAAAACATATGAGCAATTTAGTATGTTTGCAAAATTCGGTAGAGTGGTATGATATCTTTCCTTCATAGGATCAGCAACGCCATCGCCACCGGCTTCGGTAGCAATGCAATGATCAAATATCTTCTGTTTATATTCTTGATGTTCGGGGCCAACCACGTGAATAGTGTATGGCATGAAATTGTTCTTAGATGGAGTCAACGACCAAGTTTTCTCTAAGAGAGAATCGATTAAGTATTTTGGAATTACAACATCAGGGTCATATTCTTTAACATATTTTCTATTTTTCAATGTGTCGGCTATCATAGAAACTGTTCCTTTACACTTGCTAGGATAATATTTATCTCCTCATCAGTTAGCCAAGCATGTATTGGTAAACTAAGAACTGTGTCTGCTGCTATTTGAGAATTTATACAATTATCTTTTCTATGGTATATGTTCTGGTACATGCTATTTCTGCTGAGTGGTAAATTATAATGTACTGATGCTTGTAGTTTGTTTCTAAGTTGTTCTCGTGTATGATTATCCTCGCACCTTATAACATACTTGTGAAAATTATGATCTAATTCCGTACACTGCTTCTGAACAATTATCGGTAGTTGATTAAAATTTTGATTATAGATTGAAGCAATCGCTTGACGCCGTTGTTTATTTTTTGTCATCTGCTGTATTCTAAAATTGATAATTTCAGCATTGAGCACATACATCCTAGAATTGTATCCTACAAGTTCAAAATCTCTAGATTGGCCATGCCGTCTGAGTTTTTTCACATATTCTGCTTTACTTTGATCGTCAGTTAAAAATACACCACCACCGTTTAACCCTGCTACTACCTTATTCGTGTTAAAACTAAACGAAGAGCAATCACCGATAGAACCTGCTTTTCTTTTATTCAAACTGCTTCCTAGTGATTGAGCAGCGTCTTCAATTATTGCTATACCTTTTTCTCTGCAGAAGTTTTCAATTTTACTAGTATCAGACATATTGCCAAATAGATGCGTGTACATAATAGCCCGTGTTTTTGGCGAAACCATTCGTTTGATACTATCGAAGGAAATATGATAAGAGTCTAGATCAATATCACAAAAAACTGGAATGGCTCCTATCATCGATATACAAGACGCTGTTGATATCCATGAAAAGTCGGTAACTAAAACTTCGTCACCGGCTCCGATTCCTTGCGATAGTAATGAGAAACACAAAGCATCTGTGGCACTTGCTACTGTAACTGCATGTTTTCTATCAGCAAGTTCGGCAAATGTATGTTCAAATACTTCTGTATCTTCATAATTTGTTTGAGACATGAATCTATGAAAGATTTCTTGATAGTGTTCTTGATTTTCTAAATAATCTCGATCCCAGGCATCGTATGCTATCATGTCAGATCTCTTCGAATATACGTTTCTTCATAATCGTATTATTTAAAGGAAATTTAATCAACGGTTCGTAAATTAGGAACTAAAACAATATAAGGATAGAAAAATAAAGAGTTTGATTAATCGATATAGCAAATTTATAAGCTAGATTTTAAATTAAGTACCGTCGAGGTTAATCCAACTACCGTTTTGATAACCTTGGAATTTTTCTTCAGTAACATTATATAATACCATGCCATTGACAGCAGTAAGGTTGTCTCTTTCCGAAGTAGTAAATGACCCAAATTGTACAAAACTGTCAGTTACAATTTCTCCGACAACATCTAACGGATGCTCTGGTTCGTCTTTATTAATTCCAAAATAGCCATCACCTGTAAGAACAGCCTTTGGCCAGCTACCGATATATTCACCAGTTGGATCGACCTGAAGACTAATGCTATCTGGTCTGCCGGCAATTAATGACGGTATTTTTGTGCCATTTGTATCGACAACGGTAAAAAAAACAGTTCCGACTGGATCTGTAAGATTTGATAAATCTTCGTCGTTAGATTGATAAATTAGATATAATGATCCTCGATCTTGTCTTCCAGCTACAGCTAGATCTGTTCTACCAGCTGACGGTCTTGATACTAACAAACTGCCAAGATCTGATTCTATTGTAGACGTGAATAAAAATTCTGTGGATAAGTTATTAAAACTACCAGCGTTAGTTTCTGCGTTAATTAGAATAGTAGAATCGTCACTTAACACTGATCCTTTAAGCTCACCGTCAATATTGTTTGCTATTATAGATTCTACAAAAAGCGAACTTGTTTCTCCATCGAACACAGTTGTGCTGTCATTTAGTTGAATAGAGTCAACTAGTAACCTGTTAATACTTAGCTCTCCGTCTACGGTTATTTCTTCAAAATATCCATTACGCCAGTAAAAATCGCTCGATCCTAGATCATATACTCCGTCTATATTAGGAATTAGGTTTGAACTTATTACCCCGCCAACAACAATATTATCTTCTACACCGTCCCCTAGATTGATAGTACCGGTCGCAGTTATATTACCGTTTATATTAATATTTCCAGTACCAATGATACTGTTATTGTTAAGATCTAAATTACCGCCGAGACTAGGATCTTCGTCATCAGATACACTAGCAGATATTTGTATTCCGCCTTGAGTAGTGCCGTTACCTACATATACTTTGCCAGTATCGGTGACAAAAAGAGGTTCACCTGCTTTGGGGGTTATACTTTGTCTTTCTGCGTCAGTGCCACGACGAAATTGAAATGCCATCAATTTGCTCCTAGATTAATCTTACTAAAGTATTTATCAATCTAGTCTATATACTATCTTCGCTTTTTCATAAAGAGATGAGTACGCTTTGAGATATCTTCCTTGACCTTTTCTGTGTTCAAACGGAAATCAATATGAACTATTGAATCCTCATAGGTTTCAAAGAGGTCTGCAATTGAAGCCTCTAAATCATATAGACCTTCTTCTTTCGTAAGATCAATATCCCAGGTTATTCCATCTTCGAAAGATATCCGGACAGAATGAAGATAATCTACTGGGACAACTTCTACTTCTACGTCCTCAAAAACCTCTGGCCAATAGTCTATAACTTCTGGCGGAAGTTTTTTACTGGCCACTTGCTGCTTTGGTCTTTTTCTTTGTAGGAGACAGTTCTTCTGCCTGCTCTCTCAAGGCCTTTGCTTCTTTATAAAGACGATCTGCGTCACTGCGGTACTTGGCAGCAATCTCTTCATCTGACAAAGCGCCTTGTGTCCTTACAGGTTCTGCCTGAGGAGCATCATAGTCAACAGTTTCTACTGTCGTTTCACGTTGATTGTCGACAGGCTGATCACCGCCACTTATAGCAAGGTCTTCTACAGACACACCCTTCTGCTCTGCAATCTGTTGATTAAGTTCGTTAAGCGGAATAGCAGTGTTGCGATCAGGCACCATTTCTACTTCGTTAGTAGCAACTTTCATCATTCTACCAGTGGTATGAAAACCTGCAAGCATGTTTCTACCATCTGGCAACTGTGTGCGAGCCATTGCTTCAGCAAATTCTACAGCGTTTTGACCTGTGTGACTTTCTACACATTTCATAAGAGCATCGTGCTCGTCTGCCATTAGATTTTCAGTAGTAACTACAATGCAGCTTTCTGCATCACCTGGTACTGTGCGATAAGCAACTACGACTTTTCTCTGATTGTTTTTGATTCTACCTACATGCTTAAGAGCCATTAGGATTCTCCTTGTGCTCCTTGCTGCTGTGATACAGCGGCGAGGAATGTTTCTAGTTTTGTATATGTTTGCCCCACAGTCATCATTTCGTTGGGCTTAAAGGCGCCTCTCTGACTTGCGACATCAATGATCTGCTTAATAGCGTTTAGATCCTGTACTGTTAGTTCAGCGCCGGACTCTTGTGTTGCTTCTGCAGCAGCAGTTTCATCAACCTGAGCGGTTTCTTCTTTCGCCATTGTTTCCTCCTATAATGTACGTGTTTTATTTACTAATACTTTAGATAAGGACAACTCAAAGTGAATATAGACAGTTCTTTTGGATCTTCGAAGCCGATTTTTATTACTTTTTGTGGCTTGTTGTGCTGATTAAGCTCGTGAATAGCGCCAACATAAAATCTGCCTTTAAGATTCTGTGTGATCCACTTTATAATAGTTTGTTCTAGATTGTATCGTCGCATTTCTATAGTAACGTATTCAAAGTGCGGCGGTGGCACTTCACATTGTCGAATACCATAGAAGTTTAAGGGATTAATTTTGCGTGGTTTATACCTAGTCGTCATAGTATGTGGTTACACCAAATGGAGACTCCGGAGCACGACCATACACGGAATGAATCACAAACACAGTATCGCAGTAGTCAGGATCGCCCCAGTCTCCCCACGGCATTCCGTCTGTGAACATGATGAATTTTTTTGGCACAAAGTCCTGATCCTTCATGTATGTCCAGTTTGCCATAAAATCAGTTCCGCCACCGCCTTTAATTTCGTATTCAAGCATGTCACGACCGTCGTCTGCTGTAAATGTGTCTTCGTTGTACACTTCGGTATCAAAGCACCAAATTTTAATATTGTAGTCTTCGTACTGGTCCATAATGCCTTTGACTTCTGATAGAAACACACGAGCCTGATCATCCCCGATTGAACCACTCATGTCAAGCGCAATACAGATGTCAATTGTCTCGTCAAAATTCTGACCAGGAAGAACCGCACCCATGTGCCAGCCCTTGCGTGAAGGACGAGCAAAAGTAAAGTCGTTTTTAATAGTGCTCTGAATCTGCTGCTGTAGAATCTCACGCCAGTTCATCTTAGGCTCAGTAAGATCCTTAACCATGCGTTCTACATCGCCAGGCACATTGCCAGCGCCGGCACTCTGCGCTGCGGAGATCATGTTTTCTTTGATCTCATCGCGAATCTTTTCTAGTTCTTCACGTGAGTAACGAGGACGACCGTTGCCGTCACCGTCTTTTTTGTCATTGCCGCTGCCACCGTTCTCCTGTTCCTTCTCCCAGTCCACATGCTCGTCCAGCATCTTTCCGAGTTCGTCAAGGTCGATTTTGTCAGCCTGTTCGTAGAGTTCGTCGTAGATCTCTTCCGAAGTCCAACCGTCGTATTTGAAGTCTTGATAGATGTCAATGTCTGGCTTGTCACCAATGCGATCGCGTACAAGAGAGTTATTAACTTTATAGTCACAGGCTACATTGTACAGCGTAGGATCTCTGTCATCGCGACGCAGAATATGATCAAACACACAGTGTAGAATCTCGTGTGCGATTACAAACTCAATCTGCTTGGTAGTAAGCTTGTCAAAGAACTGCGAATTGTAAAACAGATTACGACCGTCTGTAGCAGCAGTAGGACACCACCCGTCGCAGGGCTGAACACGCAGTCGTGTAGCCATATTGCCAAACCAAGGATGGCGTAGCAGTAGTCCGACACGAGCAGTAATTACTTTTTCTTTTACGTCTGCCTGTAGCGCTTTGAGTTCTTCTTCGCTAAGATCTTCGTGTTCTAGCACGTTCTGTTCGACGGTCATAATTGTCTCCTAACTGCGAGTGTACTTACAGTATATAACATTGAGGTAATAAAGTCAAGGGGAGAATGAATCTCCCCTTATCGTTAGGCTTTCTGCGCTGCTGTAATATACTTGCCATAACGCTCGTGGAACTCGTCAAAGCACTCGATCGCGTCAGGATCAATAGGCAGGCTGTACTGCGTCAGTGCCAACTTGATGCCCATTACTACCAATTCTGTTTCGAAATTGTCCATAGCAAAGCGCAGGAAGTTATTCACCTTGTCGTCAAACTTCTTGTCGTTTGCGTCACTTGCTTCTTTTAGTTCGTAGCAGAGCGACACTGTGAGCGAATACATTGCGGAGATCTCTTTTGTATTCAGTTCTTTTACCTTGCCGTCAAGGATGTCTTCTGGATTAGGCATCTGCGAAGCAACCTTGCGATGTGCCATAAACTTTACAGCAAGACCTTCGCCTACAGCACCTGACACAAGATCAGTAGTAGTACCAGCATCTAAATCGTCTTCAATCAACTCGCTTACAAAACTCCATGAACGCGGAGTAGCAAATGAGCGCGACGGTGACTTAGGATCAAAGTCATAGAGATCCTTCTTGGAAAACGTTAAGTAGCCTACAACGTCCTTGTGAATGTTATGATCCACAGCCCACTGGAACCAGTCGTCAAAGTTCACAGTCATCTCAAGGTGAACAAAACGATTAGCCAACGGAGCCGGCATGCGATAGGTAACACCCTTGTCAGCCTCTCTGTTGCCTGCTGCTACAATGTAGACATTGTCAGGCAGCGTGTAAGTACCAACCTTGCGATTGAGAATCAACTGATAGGCAGCAGCCTGTACAGCAGGAGCCGCAGAGTTCATCTCATCAAGAAACAGCACAATGTTCTCATGCTGTGCGGCTAACTCTTCGTCGGGTAGTTCCAGCGGCGGAGCCCAAACCATCTTGCCAATGTTTGAGTCAAAGTAAGGAATACCCTTGATATCAGTGGGCTCCCAAAGTGACAGACGAACATCAATAACGTGCGCATTCATCTGCTCGCCAA